ATGGTGGCAATAAAAAAGACAAGAAGCAGGGATGAACTGAGATGGCAGGCTGAAGATGATGCCCGAGTAATGGCAACTTATCAAGAAATACTTGGAGATAAGACAAGAATGAATAGAGCTATTAAAGTAGCAAAATCTCAGGCAGCAGACCTTACAAAAAGAGCTAATGCTCTACAGAGTGTGGCAAGGACAAAATCATCATCTAAAAGAAAGTAGCTTATGTGTGAGCAAGAAGGCAAAACTGTACAGAAAATACAGATGGACTATATACAAGCATCTTCATTAAGAGAGCTTTTGAATAAAGTCAATAGTCATAACAGTGATTATCCTGAATGTGCAATACTGAAGGAAGATATAGTTGAAATCCTCAAAGAAGAAGAGACATTCATTATGCTTTATTATAGATAATGTAGTATATATAATAATGTGTAACTATCTAATCAGATATAAGTATGGCAAAGCAAGAGAGTATAAATGAGATGGAACTTGACACAGTGGACTTCTGTTCAAAGTGTTATTCCCTAAAAATAAAGTATGAGGATTCCATTGGTATGGATTGTTGTGAGGACTGTGGCTGTACTGATTTCAAGACAGCATCTTTTGATGAATGGGAAAAACTGTATAAAGAAAGATATGGCCATAAATATGTAGAAGAGGTTGGGGACATTAGGAAGTCACCTATATTCCAGATGTCAAATGATAAACTGAAGATAAAGGTTTCTAATGATTCATCATGGAGGGAGATATGCAGAGCAATGTATCCTACATTTCCAAATTGGCTCAGTAAAGCAGACTCTATTATACTATTGTTTGCAAAGTTGTATCAAGAGAACAGATTGGATGATTTAAGAATGGAGCTGATAAACAGAAGTAATAACAAACACTAAAGGGGGAGAATAAAATGGAAGAGCAGAAGAAACTTACATATGAGCAACTTAATGATGCCTGTAATCAGTTATGGCAACAAAACAAGCAGCTTGTAAAGAGAAATAAGGAATTGGAACAGTTTGTTATGAACAAGAGACTTGATTATCTCTTTAAAGTGCTTGAATGCAGTAAGGAGTTTTCAAGTGATTTTATTGGAAACTGTGCAAGTGAGATTGAGGAAGCAATAACTGTTCCTCAAGACATGGAATATAACAGCAAGGAGGAGAGACATGAATAATACTGTTAATAAGCAAGGTCTACCAAAGCCAAACAATATAGTGACTATCTCCACCTCTCCAGGTATTGAGTTCTTCAAATGGTGGTGTATATTTCTCAGACCATTCATAAATCTTACCAATAGAGAGATAGATGTTATAGCCAGCTTCTTAAAGCAAAGATGGGAGTTGTCAAAAAGTATAAGCGACCCTACTATTCTTGATAGTATGGTTATGAGTGAAACTATTAAAGGCAAGGTGATAGAGGAATGTCAAATGACACAGCAACACTTCTATGTGGTGATGAGTAACTTAAGAAAGAATAACATAATAGTACACAACACTCTTAATCCAAGACTTGTACCAAACATAAGAAAGGATGATAATGGGTGTTTTCAGTTACTTATACTGTTCAAGGAAAACAAAAAAGCTGTATGACCTATGATGAGATTGTGTTAGAGGTATCAGAAAGATTAGGACTCAGCAAAGAACTTGTCAATAAGACATACAAAGCTTACTGGAAATCTGTCAAGGACCACATAACTTCTATGCCTCTGAAAAAAGATTTATCAGATAAGGAATTTATGGAGTTACAGCCAAATGTAAATATACCCTCACTTGGTAAGTTCTGTGTTACCTTTGACAGATATAAAGCATTAAAGAAAGGATTTAACAACAATAAATTAAAGGAGAAACAAAATGTTACATGTAACCAAAATTAAGCCATTATTTGACCACTTGCTTATTACAGCAGATAGGTTTGAAAAGGATATGATACATAGTGGAGTTATCTTAGCAAACAAAGGAGACTTAAAGCTATGGCAAACAGTAGTAGCTATAGGCTCTGTTGTAAGAGACATTAAGGTTGGAGACAAAGTGATGATTAATCCTAATGACTTTGCAGTGAAGAAGTATAACAAGAACTCTGTACAGAATGATTTGGATAATAACCCAGTTTTGACTTATAACTTTCCATTTGAGACAGTAGATGATGAGAAGGGAGAGCCAAAGGATTATCTTTATATTTCTGACAGAAATGTGAAATATGTGTTTGAAGGTATAGAGAAAGAAGATTCACTGATATTGCCAGGAAAACCAAAGTTGATAGTGTAAGAGTAGAAGTTTGCAATAGCCTAAGTTTTAATCGACTTAGGCTTTTTTAATTATAAAATAAATATGGAGAATATAAAGTTTAACAAGTGTCAGACACCTTTGGAGGATTTGCATTTAGAGAAATATCCAAAGGAGGTACAGGAGCAGTGGTGGGACTTCTTGAATAATGTACCTTTTATTAAATGGATGGTGTCTGAGGACAGACCATTGGTTTCAGAATTACCAAGAGATGAGGAAGGTAGGGCAATAATAGATATAACACGTCCACCTATACTTGAGGGAAGTGACTATTTTAGACCATCAGCATTAGCATATAAAAAGAACAAAGGAAAGTATACTACCCTTAGACCTAATGCTAATCCAAATAGTGACTTTGGAAAATGGTTGTATGAGGAAAGAAGAAGAGGATGGAATGGCTATTGTAATCCTGACACAGGTATGTGGGTGACAGGAGATTATTATTGGATGCTTAATTTCTGTCCTATGCACCTTGTAGAGAAAAATAGCAATGGAGTAGCAATGAGAACAGTAGCCCATCCAAGGTTTTGGGATGGTCAATTCCTTATGTCACACTATCTAAACCAAGGCAGGAGACATGGACACCATGCTTCAGCATTAGCTTCAAGAGGAAGAGGAAAGACATCCTTTGGAGCAGGACTACTTTCAAGAAGATGTATAATAGGAGAGTCGGAGGAAAACCAAAGGGAAGTGCAGTGCATGGTGACAGCAGTAGATAGGACAAAGCTGATGGATACAAACATGATACTAAAGGTGTTCAAGGATAATCTTGATCATTGTGCAAAGTACACACAGTTTGCTTCACACAGACTGAAATCCTCAGACCAAGAGATGGAATGGAAGATGGGATATAAGAAGGCAGGAAGTGAAATAGAATATGGAAGTAAGAACTCAGTATCAGGAATTATCTCAGGAATAAATCAGGATAAATTGAATGGTTCACGTGGAGTGTTGTATCTTATTGAAGAGGCAGGTATTTTTAAGAATCTCCTTAGCATGTATAATATGATTAGACCTTCAGTAGAACAAGGCAATGATGTATTTGGAGAGATATTCTGTTATGGAACAGCGGGAGATGACCAAAGTGATTTCACTTCATTTGCAGAGATGTTCTATTCTCCAATAGGTTATAACATGGAAGCACTTGACAATGTGTATGATAAGGAAGGTCAGGGAAGAAAACAATGCTGTTTCTTTTATGGAGCCTATATGAATTATGCAGATGATTGTATAGATGAAGATGGTAATTCGGATATTACAAAGTCATTATTGCTTATATTGTATGACAGATACAAGACAAAATATGGTTCTATAGATGTGAATACCATTACAAAACGTATATCACAGTATCCTATAGTTCCACAAGAAGCTATGATAAGAAGTCATGGTAATGTGTTTCCAGTAACAGAACTTAATGAGAGACTTAATCAGATAGACAATAATCCAGATGAATATGCAGACACTTATGTAGGAGAGCTTGTGCAGGATAATAAAACAGGAGAAGTGAAATTTAATCCTACTGTAGATATTCCGATAAGAGATTTTCCTACAAAAGATAACAAAGTGACTGGAGCTATTGAGATATTTGAGATGCCAAAGAAAGGTAGTGATGGTAAGGTACCCTTTGGTAGGTATATATGTTCTTGTGACCCTTATGACAGTGATGTTTCAAATACAATGTCATTAGGTTCTATCTTCATATTGGACTTATGGACAGACATGTTAGTAGCAGAATATACTGGAAGACCGCCCTTTGCAGAAGACTTCTATGAAATATGTAGGTTGATATGTTTGTTTTATAATTGTAGGTGTATGTATGAGCAGAATATCATGGGAATGTTCTCATACTTTAGTTCACATAATTCAACACATCTATTAGCAGAGACACCAGAATATCTTGTACAGAGAAATATGATAGGAGGTATAGGATATGGTAATAAGGCAGTAGGAATTAGAGCTACCACACCTATTATAAATGGTGCTTTCAAGATGATACAGACATGGTTGAGAAAACCAATAGTCATTATAGAGACAGATGCAGAGGGTAATAAAACAGAGGTGACAATACCAAATCTTTATAGGATAAAGAACAGAGCATTACTAAAAGAACTTGTGTTATGGAATCCACAGGGGAACTTTGATAGAGTGATGAGCCTTGTGCAGTTGATGTTATATAGAGAAGAGAAACTTGTGCTTGGTCATGGAGACTTGAGAAGTTCTGAAAATGTTAGCTGTGGAATGGAGAATGATGAGTATTGGGAAAAGAACTATCCAGGAAAAAAGAAAGTAATGATGTGGTAAAGTAATGAGCCGTATAAGAGGATTTTTTATGAAGGCTTAGAGAAAAAATAAGGGATAATATTAAGCATTGATGTTTTTGTACTTTTGTGGAAAAGAAGAATGTAGAACTAAAGAGAAGAAAAGTATGGAAGCATTAAGTTTTGACAATATTTTGGGTGAGAATGAGATTGATACTCTATTCACAGACCCAGAAGATACTACTGCTCAAGAAGAGCAAATCAACTCAGAAGAAGAGAATAATGACAATCCTCTTGATTCTGATAAAGAAAAGAATGAGAAAGAAACTACTGAGGTTGTTGACCCTGAGACCATGTTTGAGGAAGAGACACCAGAGAGCGTAGGTAGTGGAAAAGATAAAGAAGGTAAGGAAGATACTGTCACTGACGAGGAAGCAGATGGCACTTCTCCAAACAATAACTTCTACTCTTCCATTGCCAACGCCTTGGCTGTGGATGGTATCTTTCCTAACCTTGATGATGAGACAGTAAAGAAGGCAGTTGATGCTGAGTCTTTCAGTGATTTGATAGAAGCAGAAATCAATGCCAGGTTTGATGAAAAACAGCAGAGGATTTCAAAGGCTCTTGAGAATGGGGTAGAGCCAACTGATATTAGGAAGTATGAGAGTACTCTTGACTACATCAACAAAATAACAGATGCAGCTATTGCTGAGGAGAGTGAGAAGGGAGAGCAGTTGAGGTATAATCTTATCTATCAAGACTTCTTGAATAAAGGAATGTCAGCAGACAAGGCAAAGAAGTACACAGATAGAACTATTAATGCAGGAACAGATGTTGAAGATGCTAAGGAAGCCTTGCTAAGTAACAAGGAATACTTTAGTAATGAGTACAACAAACTACTTCAAGAGGCACAGCAGCAAGCAGATGAGGAAAAGGCAGATAGAGCAAAGCAGGCAAAGCAGTTGCAGACATCTCTTTTGAAAGACAAGAATCTGTTTGGTGATATGGAAATCAGCAATGATATTAGGAAGAAAGCCTTTGAAACAATATCCAAACCAGTGTATAAAGACCCAGAGACAGGAGATTATTTAACAGCTCTTCAGAAGTATGAAATGGAGCATAAAGCAGATCTTCTTAAATACACAGGTCTCATCTTTGCAATGACCAATGGCTTCAAGGATTTTGATTCCTTTGCCAAAGGTAAGGTTAAGAAAGAAATGAAAAAAGGTCTTAGAGATTTAGAGAAAACCCTAAACAACACATCAAGGTCGAAGGATGGTAACCTAAGAATGATAACCAATCAGAGGGAAGATCCAGACTCCTTTATTAGTAAGGGGATGAAACTTGATTTGTAAGACCATGAAAAACAAATTTATAAATGCTTAATGTAAATAAAAAATGGCCGGAAAATTAGGTAGATTCCAGAAACAGACATTTAGCCATTGGAAGGGTACAACCAAGGAAAATCACCTTGGTGGTATTTTCCAGATGCAGCCTCAGAAAGCAACATCTTTGATGGTACAGCTGCTTGCTTGGCATAAAGGTAAGACCCTTGAAACATTCTTGTCACAATTTCCAACAAAGTATTTTGACAGTGATGATGAGTACACATGGGATATTTGTGGTAGTTCATCAAGGAACATCCCATTGGTAGAGGCAAGGGATGCAGATGGTATAGATGTATCAGCAACTTCCCGTAATGGAGCAAATGTTGGTGTGAATGGTGAGCCATTCTACTTGGTGTTTGCAGAAGATTGGTTTGCTGATGGTGAGGTAATTGTTGGTGAGCGCAATGAAGTATATCCTATTAGGGTGCTTGCAGATGGTAGGAATGAGGGAACCAACACTGTATACAAGGTAGAGTTGATGGGTGGTATCACCTCTGGTATTCCAGTAGAAGAGCTGCTTGCAGGAAAGAGGTTCTCAGTTGACTTTGCTCCAGTAGAAAAGGACTTTTCTCGTAAGGTTGGTGATGTACGCTTCTCAAGTCCTATAGCAATGAGGAATGAGTTTACAACCATTCGTATTCATACCAAGATAGCAGGCTCAATGATTAATAAGAAAGTAGCCTTTGGTATTCCTATTGTAAAAGAGACAAATGGTCGCTATGTGAAGGACACTGTAAACATGTGGATGCACTATGAGCAGTGGGAGCTTGAGCAGCAGTGGAGTGATTATAAGAACAATATGCTTGCTTATGGTCGTTCAAATAGGAATATGAATGGTGAGTATCTTAACATTGGTAAGAGTGGTGAGGTAATTCGTATGGGAGCTGGTCTTTATGAGCAGATGGAGGCAGCTAATACCCTTACTTATAACACATTCTCATTGAAACTTATTGAAGATGCTCTCTATGAGTTGTCAGCAGCAAAGCTTGGTATGGAAGATCGTACATTTGTAATCCAGACTGGTGAGCGAGGAGCTATTCAGTTCCATAAGGCAGTGCTTAACACTGTGAGTGGTTGGAAAGCATTTACAATTAATGGAGACCAGATAGATATGGTAAGGAAGGTACAATCGCCATTGCATAAGAATGCTTTGTCAGCAGGCTTCCAGTTTGTAGAGTTCCAGGCACCAAATGGTGTAACTGTACAAATTAAGGTTGATTCTCGATATGATGACCCAGTGCGTAATAAAATTATGCACCCAAATGGAGGACCTGCTTATTCTTATAGATATGACATCTTTGACATGGGTAACATGGACCAGCCAAACATCTTTAAGTGTGGTGTAAATGATATGAAAGGTGACTTGACCTCTTATGAATGGGGTCTAAGAAATCCATTTACAGGTCAGATGGGTAATCCAAATGCTTCACATGATGAGGATTCAGCAACCGTCCACAAGATGACAACAATGGGCATATGTGTACTTGATCCAACAAGGACATTGAGTTTGATACCAGCTATTTTGGTAGCTTAAGATATAGAAAGAGGCAGTGGGGGAGTAAGACTCCCTCCTGTACTCTAACTAAAGTAAAACAAAAATAAAAAAAAACAAAAATAAAAGGAGAAGTTAGAAATGGGAAGAGTTAAGAAGGAAGAAAATCCAAATACAGAGACAATTATGCAGGATGTAGAATTGGATGTGACACCACAGGAGGAAATGAAAACAGAAATTCCGTTGCCTAAGACAGAAATAAAACCAAGTTATAGGGAGAAGAAAGAGCCAAGCTATAGTAATGAGACAGTGAACTGCTTGAGGAATGAGCGCATTATAGTAAGGTTTGTTCCGAGTCCTACAGCAATGGTGCAGCGGAAGGGACATATTCTGTATGGAGGTATGGCAGAAAATGCAACAAGAAGCTTTGTAGTGCCAAGGCTCAGTAAGACAGGTATGTTCAAGAATGTTCTTACAGATAGTGAGAAATCCTTCTTGGAGAAGGCAATGGGATTGGAAATCAATGCTCTCAGTATCTATAAGAAAGAAAACAACTTCTGGGATGACAGTAATCCAAATGGTATAGGCAGAGTGACACTGCATAAACAAGATAACTATCTTGACCTAAGTATTCCAGAACAGTACATACAGTATAAGATTCTGCTTGCCAACAAGGATTATATTGCAGCGTCAATGGAGGAACTTGAGGAAAGACCAAAGGCAACATATCAGTTTGTGATTATCTCTGAGGGTGCAGAGGCACAGAAGAACCTTAGTAGGATGGACATTACAATGGAATGCTATACAGAATATGGTGCTGTAAAGAGAGACAAGAATACCCTCAAGACCATTATAGAGCAGCTTGAGAAACGTCCTATTAGTCCTAATGTGAAGATAGACTACTTGCAGAATAAGGTTAATGATTATATTCAAGCAGACCCACGTAAGTTCTATACAGTAATTACAGACGAGTATCTTCCTGCAAAAGTTCTTATTAAGAGAGCTGTAGAGGCAGGACTTGTAGGAACAAAGAATAATACATACTATCTGCGTAAAGATGGTTCTCCGCTGTGTGAAATGAATGAGGAGAGTACATTGAACAATGCAGCCAAGTACATCAGTTCTATTAAGCATCAGGAACTGAAATATATGTTGGAAGCACAGTTGAAAGAAGCAGAAGAAGAGTAAATTTAATCATATATGGAGTTTAGGTAAGGAAACATAAATCCTTACCACTCCTTTTAAAAAAATAAAGATATGTCAGTAGAAGAGATGGATAATATGTTTGATGTGTTGTATAATAATATAACCTCAAACCAAGCTCCAGGACTCAATGCTTATGAGAAAAGCATCTTCCTTACTAAAGGACAAGATGAGATTCTGAAAAACCATTTTAATCCTAAGAGCAAAGGCAATAATACACAAGATGGCTTTGATGGAAATGTAAAGAGACAGGTGGATTTTTCCATGCTCACTACTGTGGCTACTACAAATTCAGCTTCTTATTCTTATATTCTTGTGCCTAATAAAACGGATAAAGATGATAATCCAGTATATTCAAGGGTAAAGTCAACTATATCTATACCTAAGACTACCTACAGTTATACAGAAGCTTATGATTCTGATGGAAATGTATTGAAGGACACTAATGGTAATACACTTTATACAAAGAATGAGGGAACTGATGTTTCAGGCTTTGATACTCCTTTGTTTGATACGAGATCTAATACCAAGAGTATAACCTTGCCTTCAAAGCTTATGTTTGCCATTAATGAAATGGTAGAAGTGTCAAGGAATAATAAGACTGTACTCTTGCAGGTAGTACCAATTAAATTTGATGAGTACTCAAGGTTAATGTGCAAACCTTACAAGAGACCATTGAAGTATCAAGCATGGAGACTTACTAATAATAATGTAGTTAATAAGGCAGATATTATAGTAGGTCCAACAGATACTCTTACAAAGTATACTATTAGATATGTAAGGAGACCAAATCCTATTATTGTATCTAATCTTGATGGTCTTACTATTGAAGGTAAGAGTACAGCAACAGAATGTGAGTTAGACCCAATACTTCATGAAGAGATACTTCAGAGAGCAGTAGAGCTTGCAAAGATAGCTTGGACAAATACAGGGCAGGATAATCTACAAGCAGTAATGCAAGCTGGTCAAAGGAGTGAATAACCATAAACAATAATGATATGACAATAGATGAGTTTTCAAATAGCTTTGACACACTGCTTAATAGTTATGCTCTTATTTCCAACTTTGGTGAAGAGACATCTAAGCAGACAATAACTCTTGATGAGTATGAGAAATCAGTGCTTTTGACAAAGGCACAAGAGGAAATTGTTCTTAGCTTGTATAATGGTAAGAATCCTTATGGAGAAGCTTTTGAGGGAACAGAAGAACTAAGAAGGTATTTATCAAATTTGATAACAGAGAAATATCTTAAACCAATAACAAACACCTCTGGTACACCTCTTGGTCTTGAGAGTAAATCAAAATTCTTTACTCTTCCTGAGGACTTATGGTTCATAACATTAGAATCAGTGATTGTTGATAATAGTAAATGTGGTGCAGAAACCATAATGAAAGTATATCCTGTTAAGCAGGATGAATATCAAGCCATTAGAGATAATCCTTTCAGAGGAGCCAATGATAGAAGGGCATTAAGACTTGATTTATCAGAAGGTAATGTGGAGATAATCTGTAAGTATATGATAACCATATATTATATAAGGTATATCAAAAAAATTCCTCCTATCATTCTTGAAGACTTGCCAAATGACTTGACCATAGAAGGAAAGAGTGAAGCAAGTAATTGTATATTACATGAAGCTTTGCATCAGAAAATATTAGATAGAGCTATACAGCTGGCTTTGCAAAGTAGAGGATACAATATAAATAAATAATAGTTAAGGTCTACAATGTAGGCAATGTTTAATTAAATACATAAATAAAGATGAGTGTTTCAAGTTTGAATCAGGTAAGGCACCTGTATGTAGCAACAAAGTCAATAGCAGCAGATGCTACATTGGCAAATAAGGGAGAGTTCAAGGTGAAGACCTGTGGTGACATTGAGAAGGAAGTTTACTTTGAGGTATTTGGTCCAGATACAGTATTGAAGAGTGACAGGATTCCAGTGAAGAACATCAACTATGTAAAGGTTATCAAGGCAGCAGCTATGGCAACACCTATGAAGAAGGTGAAGGTAGTCTTGGACTCAACAGTTAACAGTGGTAATCCTATTGCAGGTCAAGATTATATTCTCCGCATTAATCTTCGTCAGTTCTATGGAATGAGTGACCAGGACCAGTACTTCAAGGATGCAGCAGTACATGCAGTGAAAGGCATGACAGCAACAGCCTTTTATCAGGCAATGGCAAAGTCGCTTAATCTAAGTTTTTCACGAGAAGTAGGAGCAAATGCAACAAGTAATCCATATCTCAAGTTTACAGCAAGTGCAGCTGGTCTTGTAATTGAGGAGCTTCCTCAGTCATGGCATCTTGGTACAGAAGCACAGGAAAGAGTATACTTTGATGTAGTACCAACTACAGTGTATGATGGAGTAGATGACTTGGTATGGGGAACTGTAACAACAGAAGCTTCAACTACATTGGTTGGCAATGGTAAGAAGATGGCAGACCTTGAATACTTTCTTCTTGGTGAGCGTGGAGACCAGTATAGGAAGATAGGCTGGCCTAATGACATTGAGACAGTAGGCATGATAGATCCAAGCAAGGATTATGATGTAATTGAGATTCATTATGCCTTTACAGATACAGGTGTCAACAGCTATAGGACAGAGAAGGACATGACCATTGCAGTACCATCAGAAGGAGGAGAAACCTTTACTGAGATTAACAAGATTATTACTGCATTCAATACTGCTACTGGTCTTACAATTAGTCCACTTGCAAAAGAAAGTAGTGTAAGTGCCAAAAACGCATAATGTAATAGTCTTTGTTTCATAAACTATATGATAGAGGGATTGGGGAATGTATCCCTGATTCCTCTTTTTTGTTTTATTTAAAAAGAAAGATATGATATTATTTGATCAGTTGAGAATCTCAGATGACGGAAAGAGGCTATATATCAATGCACATGTGAATAAGGCAGATTATTTTACTAATGTGTATATAGACTCTATAGTGATAATGACAGCAGATAAAGTGTCAGAGACAGCACCAGGGACACCAACTTCAGATTATGTATATATCCTAAAATCCGCAACTATCATCCAATACACGATTAAGGGTAGATTTATGAGTCGTTAG